AAATTGATTTAATGGAAAGAATGTTTAATAGAAATATGGAACAATACGATAAGTATTGTGATGAATATGAAAATAAAGAAGATGAAGAAACTTTAGAGAAGATAGAAAAGTATGAAGATAGACTTAAATATTTTATTAAAAAATAACATACACGAAAATTCGCTAACGAAAACATTATGGATTCATTTTTAAGAGATCATCAACCAGGAATAGATCATATGCATGAAGAAAATGCAATAAATGATCTACGCAATGCAGGTATATATCCTGAGATAGAAGAACCAGAAATAGATGAGGATTATGAAGATTATGAGTGATATAAATAACGAATTGATACTTGAATCAATCTATGAACAGGTATTAGAAGAATATCCTAAATTATCAGAAGATGAAAAGATAAAAATAGCTGAAAAAAGATTTAATGATTTATTGATTTAACCAAGTTCCTGAAAATAATTATCAACAGCAAGTCTGATGTGATATGCCATAGGTATACCATCTTCACTTGCTTT